TGTAATGTATGGTTTGGGGCAGATGCAGCAAGTGGTGATGCTGTAAAGTTTTCAGTTATGCAATATGCAGTAGATAGTGCAAATGGTGTTACAGGTGGTGATTTATCAAGTGGCTCAGAGCTTTGTAATCAATCATTACCATTTAATGGGCAAGGGTATGAACAGGCATATTATGGAGCATTGACAGTAGCATCAGCTAACGTAGATGCAGGTAAAGTAATATTAGCTTGTGTACATCAGGATGGAACAAACTCAGATTTAACAGTCAATATGCAATTAGTATATCATTTAAGGTAAGGAATAAGATGGCAAATTTTACAACAGATTTAAAAATAATAACTCCAACAGAAACAATATCTGCATCCAAGTCAGGTAATTATGATGATGCTATCAATTTAACTCAGGTTGTAGATAGTTCTGATACTCCTATCCTTTTGGTTACAGGGAGTGCAGACAAAGGGACAAATTCAATAGGAAATGCAAAATCATTGATTGTAAAAAATTCAGGCAATGTAGGAGCAGAGATAAAAGTAAGTTACGAAACGTGGGGAGCAGCATCTCCTGATACGAATGGTGACCCTGATAGGATTAGTTATCTTTTAGGGGCAGGTGATTTTATTTTTCTGCCTAATATAAAATTGGTAGGATATAGTAATGCACTTTCGGCAGCAAATGGTCAAACCTTAGATGACCAAATTCCTGCTACTAATAGGTATGTTGATAGTACAGCAGATTTAGACCACGCAACATCGGCTACAATGGGTTCAGATGCGACACATACAATTTTACACTTAGAGAGTGGTCATTCTAAATACTTCAAGATTGGTGACTTAATCCGAATAGAGGATGAGATATGTGAAGTTACTTATGTTGGAACAGGAGCAGACTTAGCTAATAGCTATCTTCATATTAAAAGAGGGTTATATGGCTCTACAGCAGCAACTCACGCAGATGATGTAGCAATTAGGCTACCATTCTTTAATGCCTATGCAGACTTTGATAAGTATTCTACTGTACAAACAGATAATTCAGGTAGATTTAAAGCAATGAATTTCTTTGGCTATGGGAGAAAAGGTGATGCAGTAGCTGATGGATTTGTTGCAGGTTCTATTAGTGGGAAATTTTACAATGCAGGGTATCAAGAATTAGGTATGAGTGGGATTTCATCTTCAACAGAATCAGGGCTTGCTGCCTCGACTGCATATGCTTTTGATATTGCAGTAGATGGAGGTTCTGACTATACCCTTTCATTTACCACATCAACTAATACTAAGTTTGGTGGCTCTGATGGCATCATTAGAAAGATACAAGATGCTTTGGATGCAGGTTATTATGCTTCAGGAAACTTATTAGAGAAGAAGGTGACTTGTGCAATAGTTAATGGAGATATTAGATTTACTTCAGGTCAGCGTTTATCCACATCTGCAATATCAATTACTGCTCCTAATAGTGGAACAACTCCATTTGGTGTAGGTAGATTTGTTATGGCTGTTGGAGATATTGAAGCAGCAGTTGCAGCTGTATTGCCTGACGATGTTGTATATGACAAGCAAACAAACATATCATCACCTAATGTATCATCAATGTTTTATGATGATGGATTTGGTAATATTTTAGGGACTTGTAATGGTACAATCAACTATGAAACAGGTGCGATTGATTTGGTTGGATGTCCCCCTAACGCTCATTTTGTAGTAAGTGCAAGTTATGGCTCAGCACTTGCAGGAGGTTCAGAATTTTCTACAACTCTTGGAAATTCTATAACTGCAATATCAGCAAGAAGTGTAAATACAAAAATTGACACAGCTATTCATTTAATAGCATTAAAATAGGATATTAAATGGCTTATAAAAAAATGAAGAAGAAAAAGAAAGGCAAAAAGTATGGCAAAGTTCAAAGGAAGAAGCGTTAGACTTAATAAGCCTTCAAGGATTACTAAAGGTCAAGCAGGATATGGAAGAAAGAAGTTTCAGGTGTATGTTAGTAGTGGTAACAAGACTAAAAGAGTTACCTTTGGTGACCCTAATATGAGAATCAAAAAATCATCACCTGCAAGACGTAAATCATTTAGAGCAAGACATCGGTGTGCGACAGCAAAAGATAGAACTTCTGCACGCTATTGGTCTTGTAAAATGTGGTAGAATGTTGTATATTACAAGTATAATTTTATATAGATTTTAAGGGGGTTGGATGGCAACTGCACCAATTTACTGTACCCATCAAGAATTAAAAAGAGTCTTCCCTCAATTAGATGAGTTTGATTCAAAGACACCTATTTATGGATGGGTGGTGTCTTCAGGTTCATTATATGTAGCCCACGATTGTGGATTAGTTACACAGTTATTTGCAGATGGGGCTGATTTGGGGGCTGCTCAAGCCTCATCAGGTGCTGTCAATGTAAATGCTGAATGGTTTTATGATTCTACTAATGATGTAGTCTATTACTACAACGATGCTTCTACTCCTGCTGACCTGCTTATGGAGTCAGGACAAGAGTTTACTGCTATGGTGACTCAGTTCAGAACTGATGCAAGTAGATATTTAGACTCAAAGTTAGACCCTAACTTACCTGCCAATCAATTTAAAGATAAGTCAGGCAACTTTGACTATATGATTATTCGGACTACTGCACTTCTATGTGCTGTTCTTATGGTTAGAGCCAATGACCCTACAAGCGAGCAAGCCTCTGCAATGATGGTTGAGGCACAAGAGAACATTGATGCTCTTAATAATGGAAGAGCAGGACTATCTTGGCAAAACACTTCTGATTCATCTAAAGGTGTTGTTAGAGATGTTACTTATACAGGCACAGTTAGACCTGTAGATACTCGTGGTCATTATAGTGGTACATTCGACTTATTGAAGATTAAGATTACAACAGCAGGTGCTATTGGTACTGCTAAGTATTCTGTATGGGCTAAAGATAGTGATAAACTTGGTATGAATGAAGGAACACAGATTGTTACTGATGAAATAGTTAATGGTGATTATCAATCTTTATCAGGTGGCTTACAAGTTAGATTCTCAGGCACAGACTTTAGCTCTACTGCTGCCCTTAATGATATTTGGGAAGTGGAAGTTCAAGGGTGGACAGAAGAGGTTGATGCTAATTCATTAAAGCCTATTAGAATGACACGCAGGTGGCAATAACATTTGTAAATAATTGGAAGAACATACTTGATAAGTTAAGAAGTGTTCTCAGAACAGAATTTAAGAATAGTATCCCTGTCTACATCGGCAATGAGGATATTAAGGCAGGAAGCCAATACATAAGACTTGAGCCTGTAAGTAACGCATTAGTTGATTACAACTCAAGCAAGAATTTGAAAGAATACAGAGTAAGTGTAGAGTATGTGTTTTTAGGTACTAACATTAAAAAGACTGCCCTTGATAGTATTTTAAGAGTCATTGAAAGAACCCAACATCTTATCAATGATAATACATCAATGACATTAGCAGATAGTACCAACGCATTTGACTGCAAGTTTACAGAAAGCGAGTTAAGCACAGACGAGGCTGAGGGATTATACGTATCCACTTGGAATTGGACTTGTCTGCATATGGATATATAATGGGCATCACCTTCACAAATAATTGGAAGAATATCGCTGATAAACTCAGAAGCACCTTTAGGACTGAGTTCAAGGGAGCGTTGCCTGTATATATTAATGATGAGAATATTTCTACAGGTGGGCAGTATTTACAGTTAGACTTGGCAAGCACATCTCTATCTGAAAAGATGGTAGGGTGTGAGCTAAGAGAATACACAGTTAGTTTGAGTTATATATTCCAAAGTCCAAATGTAAAGAAATCAAGTCTTGACCACGTTCTTCGTTACACATCAAGGATAGAGCAGTTAATGCAGAACAATATATCTCTATCTCTTACAGATTCTACTGCTGCTGTTAATTGCAGAATTGAATCTACAGAGTTGCAAGAGGGTGAGGATAATTCTTATTTAGTATCCTTTGATTGGAAGTGCCAACACCTTAGTGGCTTATCTGAAGTTGTTGCTACTACTCCTGCATTACTTAATAACTTTTCTTTAGAATTTGATGGCACTAATGATTATGTTAATATGGGAAATGTTTGCAATTTAGGCACATCTGATTTCACTATAAGTGGGTGGATAAATGCAACAGACTATACTAATAATCAATCTTTTGTAAGTAAATATGAGGATGGTAATAATAGGTGGTATTTTGGAACTGATTCTTCAGACAGACCTATATTTTATTCAAAAAAGGATGGGAGTGCAGTTCTTAACCTTACAGGTACTGATGTTGTTACAGAGAATGTATGGCATCATTTTGCAATTTCTTGCGACAGGGATGGTACTGAAAATCTATACATAGATGGAGTCCTTAATGCAAGTGCAATTTGTTCTGATGGAGATATTGACAATGCAGGAGATTTACATATAGGCAGATATAGTACAACTTATCATCAAGGTAATATTGATGAAGTTGCTATATGGGACAAAGCCTTATCTGCAACTGAAATAGCAGCTATCTACAATCAGAAGATTGGCTCAAGCACAATTATGGACTTGTCTTATGATACTGTAGACTATAAATCATCAGATAATTTAATTGCATATTATAGAATGGGTGATGGGGTATTGGATGACTTTAACCTTATTGCAGACCAAGTTAATCCTAAATTGGGTAGTGATGTATATGATGATAATTATTATGGGGGTAGCTATCCTACAGGTGTAACTGAAGTAGGAGATGAACTTGTTTTTGATAATTATACAGGAACTTTATATGGAAGTGGCACAGGTGGGTCAGGAACAAGAACAGTAGGTAGAATATACAAATATGAGTACGAAATAACTGAACATACATCAGGCTATGGTATTAGTATACATCCTGAAGCAGTAGGTGTATACGAGAATACAGTTGGTGAGCATATTGAATATTTTGTTGCAGCCCAAACCTATGTGAGGTTTTATCTTTCAGGGTGGACAGGAAAAATTAAAAAAACCATTGTGGTTCGAGAAGTTCAAGGCAATGCAGGTCTTATGACTAATATGGAATCAGCTGACATATCTACTGAAGTCCCTAAACAGGTTATAAACCTACAAGCAGTACCCAATACTTTTAGTTTAGATTTTGATGGTAGTAATGATTATGTGGCTCTTGGTAATTTAGGGTTAAGTGATAGTTTAGGTGCAATTACAAAGTCTATTTGGTATAAAACCACTACTACAGGTACTGAAGTCATATGGGATATAGAATTTGGGGCAAAGGATAATGGTTTCTATATATCAGGTGGAGAAAGTCCTCCTGCTATTAAATGTGAATTAAGTTGGTCGTCAGGTTCAACAGAAATAGTATTAAGAGCAAATGCAGACGTAAATGATGGTAATTGGCATCATCTTGCTATGACTTATGATGGAACAAGTTTTACAACATACTTTGATGGAGTGCAGCAAAATACTTCTGATTCAGATGCAGGGGAAACCATAAGACACGGCTTTAGTAGTGTTCTTGGACAAAGGTTTTTGTCAGGTGGTTATAATTTTGAAGGCAATATTGACGAAGTTGCTGTATGGAATACTGCTTTAGATGGCGATGCTGTAAAGGCAATATATAATGGTGGCAATCCTACAGATTTAAAGGTTGATAATGGTGCTTATGATGAATATACTGACAACCTTCAGGGCTATTGGAGAATGGGAGATGGAACTGATTTACCTTATCCATTCATTACTGATGAAAAAGGAACAGTTGGGTCAGAGCTTGTTGTTGATGGAAGTTCAAATTGGGTTGGTGATTTTGATGTATCAGGAGATATATCTTCTTGGGCAAGTACAGATAGTGGAGAGCTTGCAATAAGCCACGATTCTTCAAATAATGCTATGCAATTAACAGGAGGGAGTGCTTCAAGTGGCAAATGGGCTTACTATACTGCCACAGTTGAGGTTGGTGAATCATACGCTGTTAGTGTAAAAATGATTAGCAGGAATGATTCAGGTACAGTTCCAAATCTAAGAGTAGGTAGGACTATAGGTGGAACTGAATATTTTAATACGTATTGGACATCCTTTATTACTCAAGGCACAATATTCACAGCATCAACAAACACTACTTGTATAATTGCAATAGGCGTTAATGGTAATAACAATGATGCAGGGTTTGATAATATTTCACTAAAGAAAGTTAGTGGAAATACAGGATTGATGACTAATATGGTAGTAGGAGATATAGAGGAGGACACACCTTGAGTTATGTAGATAGAAAATGGGCAATAATAACCCTTGCTGATTATACAGATGAGCAATTAGAAGATTTAGTAATAAAAGCCATTCAGACAAGTGTAAGTACACTTAGAAAGTCTGTAGATGGTACAAAAGCGATTTTAAAATGGGATGGTGATACTCCTGAAGGATTTGAGGGTATGACTGCATACTCCCATAGTGAAATACGCACAACACTTTCCACCTCAGAGTGGACAGAGGAGGAAGAATGAAGATAAAATTAAAAGAAGGTGAAAAGTTGTCTTCTAATCGCAATTATTGTGGATTAGAGTATAGTGATTGGATAGCCTTAAATCAAGGAAAAGAGGTTAGCTTTGACTCAATTCCTAAATTAATATCAGAGCAAGTAAAAATAATTAAATCTTCCAAGAAAGGAGATAAATAATGGCTAATGCAGCATTTTCACCAAAAGACTTTAAAGCGTGGGTTATAGAAGAAACAGATACAGGTAATAATGCAGGTGCATTAGATGCTCCTGCTATAACATCGGGGCTATTACAACTTGATGTGGATTCTGTTAGTTTTCCATCACTAAATGTAAATCAAAACTTAGATGTAAGAACAAGTGTGGGCAGAGTATTGCACGCAAATGATTTCTTCCAAGATAATATAGTAAGAGCTACAGAGGTTACCTTGTCAGGGACTTATCATAATGACACAGGGCATATACTATTAATGCAGAGTGCTTGTGGAGTTACTTTACAATCTACTGTTGCTGATGTTACTATTCCTACAGCAAGCTCTACTGTTTCAGGGCTTTATGGTAGTGGGACTGAAGCTAATAAGACATTTACGCTTGTTTTAGCTGCCCCTGATACAACTGATGGTTATAATATTGTAATGGTTGGGTGCTTATGTACTAACTTTACTATCTCTGCTGATGCAGGCTCGAATGGTGGGCTTTATACTTGGAGTGCTACTATATCATCAGGACAGAAACCTATAACTAATAATACTGCAACAGAATCAGGAACTGCTTATTCGGCAGCCCCAATATCAATAACAACTTGCACAGGTGCGACAACAGTTAATAGTGTAGCTTCAACTGTCTTGTCTTCGTTTAGTGTAAGCATTGACAGCCCTGCTGTATATTCAGGGTTCTCTGCAACAGGCTATGCAGCTTTTGCAAGGGCAGCCGAGCTTGCTGTAACAGCCTCAGCACAAATTAAATATGATTCGGTTACAAGACCAATCTTAAATAACTTTAATACTCAGACTGCTCACGATGCATCAGATGCCTTTACAATGACACAAGCTACTGCTACAGATTGTTCTATTGCTATGGGGGCAGGCGTATTGACAAATGTTGCTTTATCTGAAGGCGATATAATGATGTTAGATGTTGAGATGAAAGCTGTCAATGTTGGCAGTGATATAATCACATTTAATTTAGCATAAAATAAGAGGTAAAATGAAGTTAAAACTTGACTCAGGCAGAGAAGTTAAACTCAAAGATGTGTCCTTAGATGATAGGGACGAAATGTTAGATAAGGTGGAGTACCAATTTGATTCTAAAGGTAATCCACAAGGTGTAAAGATGATGCACTCAACCATCACATTTTGGTTGCGTAGAGGACTCGATGGAGATGCTTCTGATGATTTTATCAGAGGCTTAACCTTTGAAGAGAGAACTGAAATATTCCTCAAGATGCAAGAAGGATTGCTCTTGGGGGAAGAGAAGCCCTCCAACTCGAAATAAACGTAATTGCTGATGGTTGTGGAGGGTGTCGGTATCACGACTACCCATATGAGGCTCAAATACCTGTTTTAATCGAAGGAAAGCGACCTATGAGGGAGTTTACTTGTGATGAGGATGTTTGGGCTGTAATAGACCTACTTATAGAGGAAACTAAACAAATGAATGATAAGGGTAACGAGTTTGATATAGCGAAGTCAGTCAATTCTCAGTTGCCCTTTTTCTCTTGTAGGAACAAAGTTTTGAAGAATGAACATCAGAAAGACATACAAAGATATATTTACTGCAAGGAATTTGGCGTTCCTGCATATAGTGGAGCATATGGTGACCAACCTTCCAAGTGGGTTGAGAAGTCTTTTGTAATTAAAAATGCTCTTGCAAAGAAAGAAAAGGATTTAATAGATGGCAGCAGACAAAAACATAACGATTAAGTTTCTTGCTAAGGGTGATGATGACTTAATCAAAGCCTTTAAGCAGCTCGCTACAGCCCAAAAGAAATTCAATAATACAAGTGACAATACTACAAAATCTACAAGTAAGGTAAACGCCTCATTTCAAACCCTTGCCCTTCAGGTTAAAAATACAGTAGGTAGTTTTAAGAAACTTGATGTAAGTCAAGCTACTATCAATAAGGCTATGAAAGGCAATAAAGTAGCCATTGATAAAGTTAGGCAGGCTATGAAACGCCTTGATGGTCAGAATGGAAAGACAAGAAAAGGTGCAAGATTATTAGACAATACCTTTGCTACCCTTCGTTCTAAAATGCTTTTGTTTAGCTTTGCAATGTCATTGGGGGGAAGACAACTTGCGATGTTTGCTCAAGAGGCTGCTAAAGTACAAGATATGGAAAGGGCTTTTACAAATCTTTCAGGTGGGGCAGAAAAAGCATCTATTGCTGTTGATAAATTAGGGGCTGCTACTAATGGAACTATGAGTAAATTTGATTTGTTCCAACAAGCTAATAATGCTATGATTCTTGGGGTAAGCAAAAACTCTGATGAGATGGCTCGTATGTTTGATGTGGCACAAAGACTTGGGGCTGCTCTTGGTAAAGATACTAAACATTCAGTTGAATCGCTTATTACAGGTATTGGTAGGCAATCTCGCCTTATGCTTGATAATATTGGTATTATTGTTAAATCAGATGAGGCATATCAGGCTTATGCAGCAGAATTAGGAATTAGTGCTGATAAATTAAGTGATGCTGAAAAGAAACAAGCGTTTCTTAATGCAACTATGGAAGCAGCAGAGAAGAAGCTCCTCGATGTAGGAGATGAGGTTCTTTCTTATAACGCAAAGCTACAGATTGCAGGTGCGAGAATGGCTGATGCAGGCGTGGCTATTGGAAATGTATTGTTGCCTGCCTTAGCATCCTTAGCCCTTTTCTTTACAGACACAGATAATATAAGACGTTTTACAACAGCTCTTTTAGGGCTTGGAGCAGGGATTGCATTTGTAAATAGAAAAGCTATACAGGCAAGGATTTCAGTTATAGCGATGAATATGTCTTTCAAGATGAGTAGGGCTGCTTTGATAGCATCGGGGTGGGGTGTGGCAGTTTTAGTTCTTGGAGAATTAGCAGCAAAATTATTAACAACAAAAGAAGCTAATGATGGGCTAACAGGCTCTTGGAAAAGAACGAGTGTTGCAATGTCCCCAATCTTGTTTAGTTACAAGAAGTTAATTGACCAAAAGGATAGATTAATAAAGGCTACAAAAGATGAGATGGCAGTCCTTGATGTCCCAAGCCCTCTAATTGAAAGTATGTCCACAGAAGAAAGGCTTGCTTTTGAAAAAAGGGCAAGACAAGACCAAGCGATTGAAGATGCTCGAGCCCGAAGAGCAGAAGAAAGTGAGATAGAAAATCAAAGGGTTGCAGAGGAGTTTAGCAGAGAGGCAGAATTAGCGAGAAAAGTAGAGGAGCTTAGGAGAGCAGCATTGGAAAGGTATGAGGAAGGGCAGAAAAAAATAAAGGAGTTAAATAAAGAAAGAATCAAGTCTGAAAAAGAGGCGACTAAAGCGATTATTTCATCATCATTCTCTCAAGCTATGGCTTATGACAATGCAGGCGAAGCAGCACAAGCAGCAGTAAGGAATGTTATTTCAGCTAAAATACAATCTATGATTGCAAGTTTAATGGAAGATGCTATTGCTAAATTTGGTTGGCTTGGAATCCCATTGGCAGCTACAGCAGGGGCAGTTGCAGGTTCACTTGTAGGGCAAGCACAAAGACATTGGAGTATGGATAAGTTTGAAGATGGTGGTCTTGTTGGTGGTCGTAGACATTCACAAGGTGGCACTATGATAGAAGCAGAGCAAGGTGAGTTTGTAATGTCAAGAAATGCTGTAAATGCTGTAGGCATAGAAGCAATGAATAGAATCAATGCAGGTGGTGGAGCAGGCTCAGTAGTAGTAAATGTTTCAGGTAATGTTATGAGCCAAGATTATGTTGAGGGTGAATTGGCTAATCAACTTAAAGAAGCAATCAGGCGTGGTGCTGACATAGGAGTTTCTTAATGTCTTTTGAAAGTGATATACAAGGTCAGAATACTCAACTATATCCTATTGTGGTAATTGAAAGGGGAGAAGAATCTGATGGATTAACTATAACCCCAAATTATATATTCTTATCCACTAATAATGTAAATATCGATTTAGTTTCAAGTGATAGTGGTCTGATTTCCAATCCTACTGTACATTGCAAGCCTTTGCTTTTGAATATACCCTCTATTAAGGAATCTGTAGATGTAGAATCTCGCAAATTTAAAATATCTAATGTTAGCTTGGATATATCTAATTATGAGTATGAAGGTAAAAGATTTACTGATATTCTTTCTGAAACAAGTTTAATTAATACACCTGTATCTATTTATTTTAAATCTCCTTCCACTACTTGGGTATCTTCACGCAAAGATATAGCCGATATTGACAAGGATAATCTTTGCCCACTTGTTTTTAAAGGCATTATTAGACGCATATCTCACGATGATGAGAAGGTCAAGGTAGAACTTGAAGATTTAACAGAGCAAAAAGCACATAAGGATTTGCCACAAGCTATTGACCAAAATGGCGTTGTAGGGTATTTAGGTAGTGGAGATGATATTCTTGATAAATATAAAAATAAACCTATCCCAATGGTTTATGGTGAGGTTGATAGAAGCCCTGCTGTTATTGGCTTTTCTTCAAGTGGGCATAAACTTTTATTTGACAGTAAGCCATATAGCAAGTTAAACGCAGAAAACACTTTGTTTGTTAATTCTGATGACCATTATCTTAATATTCTTGAAAGATTATCTTATAATGATTCTGACTTATTCGATGATTTAGATAAGGGTGATAATTGGGAAGACCCCCAAAAACAAGATATACAATATGAAATTTTTGATGATTATGTTTTATTAAATGTAAAAACAGGTAATGGAGATGGAATTGCTCCCTCTATATTGTTTGATACTCTGCTCTGCTATTATGTCAGCCCTGCATCTTCTTGGTCTATAAGAGGGTTAGCAGTAGGCTCAGGAAATACTAATGGGTCAGTATATCCTACAGGAGATTTATTACTTCCCGAAGACTTTCCTGAATATGCTGTAGATTCAAATTCTGACACTATTTGCTCAATTCCACCTATTAATACTGAAGTTACTTGGAGTCCCTCAGACTTGGAAGATGCAGGGCTTCAAACTCTTCGAATGACAAATGCCATAACATCTTTAGTGATTAACGCTTCTGTGCCAAGCAATGAGAGATTTCAGGTGAACTACGTTGAAATAAATGGCGTTAAGATTAATTATTTTGATGCCATATCGCAAAGCAGCCCTGAATCATCAAGATGGCTTGTTGATACAGCAGATGATGAACTTGATTTGGTGGGAGAAGGACTTGGGACTACAAACTTAGATGAAGCCAATGACTTTGCAGTAAATATGGCATCCTTATTTGATATTGACGATAATTCCAATGCTCCTATTAAAATTGAAACCTATGGGGCTACTGAGGTTTTAAAAATTAATAGTGTTGGCACAGACAATGCCTCTATATCTTTTTCTCTGTATGGATGGAGAACAAATGCACAGTTAGGCAACAATGTTGATGCTGCGATATATGGCAATTTTAATGACATTAAGGTTGCAGCATATGTATACCCTGACAGGATATTGAGCAATAACTTCTTCGCCAATGTAAAAGGCAGGATAAATACATTCGATGACCACCCTCAATTACAAGTTGGGTCAGTTGATTATTTTCAAGAAAATTCAGAACAGGTGGCTGACTTTTTATATGGCTCATTATTTAATGAAGCCCCTCAATATATACAGGAATATGCTACAGCATACCCTAATCTTAATACTACAGATTCTGCAGTATTAATGAACTATATTGACCAACTCCACGAAGTAGATTTTATACAAAACCCTATTGATATTATTTATGATTTAGTTAGAAGTGAGATTGGACACGACAATATTGATGAAGCAGAATATGCAGAAGCAAAGGCTGCTCACGATGGATGGCAATTTGGCTTTACTGTAAATAAGAAAATCTCATCAAAGAAACTTATTGAAGAGATAGCTAAATCCACTAAATGTTTCCCTAAATTCAAGAATGATGGTAGCTTTGGATTTAATACAGTTAAAGATAGTTATACTTTAAATGGTGATTATGTAAATGCCACTCCAATTAAAGAATCAGAGGTTATATCTTACTCATTTAAAAAGACTAAGCCTGAGCAGATTTACAGGAAGGTAACTGTATCTTATAATAAAGAATATGCACAAGATTCATACTTAAAAACAGCTTTCTCTGAAGACTTAGGGGCTGACTCATACTATGGTATTGAAGATTCTGCTGATGCACATTTAGAATTTGAATCAGATTATATTAGACATAGTTCTGATAATGGAGAAACTGCTAATAACTTAGCATCCTTCTTATTAGAGCAATATAAGAATGACCATTTAATATTTAATCTTAAACTACCACTACAATATATTGATTTAGAGATTGGAGATTTGGTGAAGTTTGAGAAGCTATTTCAAGGCGTGAAGGCTTATGG